GTTGCTTCACCATCTAGTTGCGGTTCCTTGGCCTTCAAAACCATTTTGAAAGAGGCCACGCACTTGACCCACACTGAAAGGAGTATGGAAAGCGACAAGACCATGAGGATGTCATCGCCAAGAATGACAGCCTTACCACGCACACGGAGCCGTTTGCAAGCGACGGCTGCCATGGTGTAATTGTAAGTAGAGTTGCGTGGGGTGGTTGAAGTGGTGCCAGTGGGTAAAGCATACTTGCACTTGGCACGGAAACCGAACCTCTTGTTCTGAACTTTATAGTGTTCGAGCGAGAAGAGTAGAGACCGGTACCAGTTGGGCATGCCGAGCTTGCCCAACCAGGCATCATAAATGACGGCAACTCCGCTGCGTTGTTCGCGGTCGTTGCGGGAAAAATCGCCTTCGTAAACGAAGGGGAAGTCGTCATCAATGATGAACGCACAGAGTTTTACATCAGAGGTCTTGTAAGCGTAACGGACCTCCAGCCCACCGAGGGCATGGAGGGACGACATCTCGACCACGCGCTCCATGATGACCATGGAGGCGGGACCGGTGATGGCGTTGAACGCGTCATTGCCTGCGTAGATAACGCGTGGCGCCCAAGTGGGGTCGTCACGCTTGATGAGTATCTCTTGCTTGACCGACAGGTCCTTGGTGCCAAGGTAACCCGGGTCTGCCCACGCTATGTTGCTGTAGGCCTCCGTCATTGCTCTCGCCTTGCGGTCATCAAACTTGTTGATCCATCGGGAGCGGTCGGAGTCGTTCTCATCCCATTGTTCCATCTGGGGCATGGTATCGATGAGCTCCAGCGCCTCGCGCAGAGACGCCGGATCGATATCATCATCTCCGCCAGGCTTCGAACGTTGTTCGAAGTTGGTGCGCTTGTTGAAGGCGGAGAGGAAAGATTGGAAGTCGTTGCTTGTGGCGACAGGGACGGCTTGGGCAAGTACTGGACCCAGTTGGTTCACTGGGTTGACTGCATCTTCATACGAAAACTTGCCTTCGCCTAGTTCGTAGGGAACTACGAACGAGAACTCGCGAACCGGAATCACCTTTAGACGCCCAGAGTCGTCATAGGGGTCGCACTGTCCAGCATCCAAGGTGATTGGAGGTGAGGCGTGCGTCCGCGCCACCTTTCCAGCGGCATTGCGTCGG